CGCTGTTCAGAAGGTTGTCCGCCGAACCGCAGGAGTATGCCACGCAAGGGCGTATAACTCTGTTCATATAATCGATGAAGAACGGGTCTAAACCTGCATAATACAGTGAGCAATCCACGAAACTTTCGGGCGGCTTACGCCATTCTTTATTAAGATAGTTTTGTAAGTATTCAGGCGGTTTAAATGCCATATCTTTTCTCCTTTACATAAAGTTGTAATAGTATTCGTAAGTTGCGTACTTGTCGGCGTCTATCGTGTGGTCGCTTTGCCCTTCGGGAATTTCGTTGTTCTCATCCCGCACAAAGTTTTCCATCTCTTCTATACTTACATCATTTTCTTCCACGCCGAGAATATAAAGAAAGCCCGACCTATAACTGTTTACAAGCCGAGCAACGTCACGCTCTATATCTTTATCCGTAACTGCAACCGTTGAAAAATAAGTTGCCTTTTCAAATTCGAGCATAAGGTCTTGCGTCAACGCTGCGCCATCAAAACACCAACGCTCGTGCGAAGTGTCGGGTATCGTAATCCCGTACTCCGCCATCTGCTTCCGAAACTTCTTATATTCTTCCATCATCCATTCCACTTGGTCCGTATGGGAAATACCCTTTAAGCCATACAGCTTACGCTGTTCTGCAATATCTAAATGGAATGTTGATAGCTTGATAAGTTTACCGTCGGGATACAGTGCCCAAGCCGATACCGCCGTTGCATCCGTATTAATACCGCTGTCCACGCCGTAGAACATAAAATGCGGTTGGTAGTATAAGTTCTGCCGTATCTTTCGCTGCAGCTCGTAAAGTGGCAAAACGTGCTTATTTCTATCAAACGACCATATAACCCGCCCAGCAAGGCTGACGATTTCCCCACCGTACCAATACTCGTAATGTAGCGGGTCTTCGGTTTTTAGCTTCAATATGTCCGCAATAACTACGGGGTCAAGACACTCGGCAATGTCTTGCCAAGTCGAATGAATACCGATTGCGCCACCCTTGATGAGTGATGGATAGAATCTGTTCGCCCAGTGGTTAAGTGTGGGTGGCGGGTTGTAACGGTACGTAAACTTGCTCATCTCATCCATATAACGCAGAGCCGTGGAGCGCAATGCCTCAACGTAAATCTTATCGTTCGGTTCGTTTGCCTCTTCAAGCATTACACGCTTTAGTCTCCCACTTGGCGGCGTCATTGCCTTTGTGCGGTCTATATCTTTATTGATAGCGAAGAATTGGCACACGTTGCCGGTACGGTTACACTTTATCTCGAACGGTGAATTCGACACCTTGAAATCCGTATCGTTTCTGTTCGACAACGTGAATCCGTGTCTGCGCAAAGTGGACTGCATCGACTGGAAGATTGAACGCCTTATCGTGTTTTCTTCTGAACGACAGTACCAAATATCGCCGCTGTCGCCAAAAAAGTCTTGTATGGCAGCCAGCTCGTCGTTCATCGTCTTGCCTGATATTCGCCCGCCCTTTAATACGAACGATTTGACCCCGAGCATATCGTCCGTTATACTCTCGCCGCGCATAAGCTTGCGTTTCAGTTCCGTCTTGTAGATTTGAGTGAATCTCTTCCGTTTCTCTTCGCTGTGGTTGGGCAAGAACAGCTCTTTAAATTTTTCGGGTACGTCAACTCTTTGTTTCATCTTCTTTCATCGTCATATCCTTGAATACGAATTCAAAGACGGGCTGCCCCATCACTTCGTTTTTAGACTGTCCCTGCGGCTTGTCCATACCGTAACGCTTGGCAAGATTTTCAGCCGCTTTAAGACGGTTTTTTGTCATTTCGTCCTTATCTCTCATTACACCCGTGAAGAACTCTATAACTTCGTCTGCGCTTGCTATACGCCGTGATTTACGGTCGGCAGTAAGTTCTTCAATATATTTTTGAATTTCAGGTTTTTTCAGGTTTTCGGTACCGATAGAGTACGCCGTTTTTTCTGAATACCCCGCCCGTTTTGCCGCTTCCGTTGCATTCCCGCTCTGAACGTAATACTCGCAAAATTTCTGTTGTTTTAAGGATAGCACATAATCAACTCCTTATTTTTTGGTATTAAAAAACACGGTGTTCACCGTGCTCTGCATATGAGATTAATTTATTCTATACCGACAATCAAATCGGCTTTTTCCATTACTTCATCATAACCTGCATTGGGATTTTGATTTAAAAATTCAATCATTTGACGGCAATTATTGTCTGGTTCCTGTTGGTCAACTATAAGCATAAGCATAGTACCAACATAAGCGTCGTCATCTTTTATAATTCTTCTTATTAATTTTGCGCAATCGCTTTGAACTGCTGTCAATTTGCTCATTTCTGTTTCATTAACTCCGATATTAATTCTTCGTTTCCTTTAATTTTTACTCTTTTTGTACAAACTATTTTTTCCTGCTTTCTGTCATACTTAAAGCGGTAATAATTATTGCCGTAAAGCATATGGCCGCGTATAGGTATTTTATTTGTAAATTTAGTTCGTATTGCGCTACATAATTCAGCGTATTCCTTCTTCGGCAATTCTGTATAAGTTTTTTTAGCATCTCGGTCTGCTTTTTTTAAAGGCTGTATATCGTTTCGGGAATTGTAAGCACCTTTGCCAATATTCTCAGGATTTACTCCCTTATCCTTTAAAGCATCCCACACTTCCCCGGGCGTCATCCCCGTTGTGTCTATTCCGTATTTCTTCGCTAAGCCGTATGCTATCCTGCTTGCTGCCATTGCTTTTCTCCTAAAAGAAAAGCACTATCATTATACCACGCTTTTTATGCGCCGTCAACGGTAGTGCTTTAAATTCTCACGCTATCATTATAACACGGCTTTTAACAGAAATAACGCAAAGATTTTGCGCGTTACAGTAATTTTAAATCTTTCGCGCGGAAGTATGCTATGCAAAGAATGTCGGAAAGCCAGTAATCATAAGTCCGCTCGGATATACCTATCTCTCTGCAAATACGCCTTCTACTCTTGTTTTCAACGTATTTTTTATTCATTAACTCGTCTTTTAAATCACAATAGAATTTATCGCGGGTTTTCTCAAAGACCGTACACCAGCCGCGCATCTTCTCTTGGTTGTAAATTGCACGTATTACGAGCTGCTCGTTTTTATTGCCGGAAGAAGATTTAATGCGTTCGCCGTCCGACGCTTTACTATCGTACGCAACCGCGCAAACGGCGTAATTCTCACATTCGCGTTTATTCCATTTGTAGCAGTAGAATTCCCGTTCAATCGTTCTACGTTGTTCCTTAGTCATATCTCATCCCCTTTCAACTCCGCAAGACGGCGTTTGGCTTCTTTTTTAATTTCTGTCATTAAACTTTCTGCCACAGTCAAAGAAACTGCTTTCCCGCACTCATCGTAATTTGTAAAATGTACATCGGTTGCATTCTTTTTAATCTGCTTTAAGAGATAAGCCGCCAATTCCTTTTCCGTTTCATTGCGTACAATTTCAAGTTCTCCGTTAGCTTGTTCTTTGTTCTTGTAGGCAAGCCACGTTTTGCCGTAGTCCGCATATTCCATAGGCGCATAGTTGTTAAATCGTATAGTCGTATCATTTTTAGGTTCGATTATTTGAAAATATCTCTCTTGTTTTGCATATCTTCTGTCTATGGGATTATCTATCTCAAACTTTATCCATACCCAATCGCCTACTTTAAGGCTTTTCAATTCTTCAATCGTTAATGGTTTCATTTTCTAACTCCTCCGTGAGTGAATTTATATTTTCCAATTTTCTTCCCGTACTTGAAACGCGTCGCCGAGCTGTATTGTATCGGGAAAGTTTGCTTGTGTTGTCTGAATTGCGTATTTGTCTATCTCCGTTGCGTAATAGCGGACGACATTCGCGCCGAGTTCTTTCAAGGCAATCTGTCCGCATGACATTCCATCATACATTGACAGCACTTCTATCGGCTCTTTCTTAATGTTAGGAATATGCGACAGTATGTGTTTGATAACTTCGATAGTCCAGCCATTGCCGAGCATCTTATAGTTCTGCGTATCACTGCACGGCATTTTGTACCAATCGGGAACGGTTTGTAGGCGGCAGCACTCCTTCGGTGTTAGACGGCGTAGAATTTCGTCACTTGTTAGAATAGCGGGCGCGTGTCCGGCGTGGGCAGAACATAAAGCCGGGCTAAGTCCGTGCGCTGAATAAACCCGGTTTTGTTGGTATGGCTGCTTTCCGCCGCTTTCGGTGTCAGGGTTAAGTTGTATTACTTCGCGGCTTTGTACGAT